TTTACGAATGCCCAGTGGAATACTTCGACAAAATGAAAAAGGAACTTAACCGTGGATATGGCCGGCAATACTTCATGCCGCTCTTATACTGGCAAGCCCGCGCAGTAGAACAGCCAAAGATGATATGAAATGTGCAAAACAGCAGAAGTAACCGGCGAAAAATGTGGCCTTTGCGGCGGTGAAACCTTCCGGCTTCAAAAAAGGAAGGCTATGGTTGAGGTGGATTGTTGCCCGCAATGCGCCCGTAAATTAGATGCCGAGGAGCAAACAAAATCAGATAGAGAGGCATTAACAGGCATGGGCAAAAAAGAACGGTTAAGGGCATTCAAAGAAAAATCGCACGCCTGGGCGTGCGGTTGGCATGGCAAGTATGCGCTATTGGAATTTACATATTATACCAACCATTCGTTTAGCGAGCAAACTGAGACCATATCAGTTAAGGGGCGGCCATTCTACGATTCGCCGCATGAAGACTGCGGTTGGGGCCGGTTAAAATTCGTAATAGACAGCACTGAATACCATCATATTAGTTTCGCCCCAAGCGAGAATAACCCAAAGCACCAAGTTATCCTCTTTGATGGTGAACATAGTGAATTTACCTATCATTTTATGACGCATGGCGGTTATTACTTTGATTGCCCTGATTTCGGATATGACTACCCATATGCAATAAGAATAGGTTGGGGCGATAGGGGCCACAAAATACTAACAGAAATTGACCAGGTGGCGGAAGAGGCGCGGACGGCCCAGGTTAAAGAGGCAACTATCATTAAGAACATTGCGGAGGCGGCCAAGTATTAAGCCGGTTGATATGCAGGGATATATTTACAAAATGCGGCGTCTAAAAGACGATAAAGGCATATACGACCCTGGCATTACGTGGGGTTATGGCCGCAATGCCTACCCAAAAATAGTTTTAGAAGTAAAGCCATTTATTTTAATACGGGTGCCTGGTTTAATGAACTGGGCGGGCCGCGGCAATGTTCATTATACACAGCCTTACTTTATACTATTGAAAATATTAGGTAGGGTGGAAAACAAATATGAGAGTTACGAGGAAATGCAAGAGATAGAGGAATACGAATATACTAAGGTTACAAAAAGCATGGCATATAATAGGGCTATAGAAAGATTGGAAGAACTAAAGCGGGAGCAAGGTGACAATGGAAGGAATTAACGGTATCTGCGCTGATTGCGCCAACGCCCGCCCGCCTTATGTAACAAAAGGCAAAGAAAAACCAAAGAAGGTATATCCTAGCTGTAAGTGCGGCCATACCCAAGATATTAATCGTAAAGAGTGCCGGTTTTTTAAGAAGGCATTAATCAGCCTTAACGATATAAAGTCAGGAATAGAATAGTTATGGTAAGTCAAGAACCAACTAAAAAAAGCCATCATTATCAGGGGCCCCCAAAGAACACTCGCCGCGCCAAGGAACGTTCAGAAATGTACTTTTTAGTTTATGAAGCACTTGGGGTTACGCGGTCGCTAAAGAGGCTATGGGGACTTTTACGCGGGGCCGGTGTAACGATAAGCCTAAAGCGGTTAGAACAATATTCCCAGGAATTCGGTTGGCAAGCAAAGTTATTAGAGCGCGCGGCGCGCGGTGAATCCACGGAACTACAAAACATAAAATTACAGGTCGAAAAAATGAACAATGACCATGTTCAAATGTTCCGTGACCTGGGTATTTTAGCACAGGCCGGCATTTCGTTTTACAAGGCTAAAATAGATGCCCAAAATAAAGCCGGTTTAAATAACACCCTGGAAATGACTATAACTGATTTAAGCAAACTGGCGGAAGCCGCACAGCGCGGCGAGCGGTTAGCCATGGGGCTTGCCACGTCAAAGGCCGATGTTCTCGTAGAGGTATTGCCGCCGCTGGTTAAAGATATTTACGCTGTTTTCATTGCAGTAAACGTAATTACAAAAGATGACCCCGCAACCGTCCGCCGGCGCGAGGCAGAGTTTATCGAAAGGTCTGACCAGGTATTGATACAGCATTATGGAACCGGCAATAAAACTGGATTAACTACTAATTGACAAAGACAATACACAGGCAGTACAATATTACTAAACGCATTATTGAAAGGAAGGCAAACATGGCAACTAAAAAACTTACCAAAATCAAGATTAAAGAAATACTGGAACTACATCTGCAATGGCGAGAGGGAAAAGCCGGTGGTTCGCGGGCTGACCTATTGTGGGCTGACCTATCGCGGGCTAACCTATTGTGGGCTGACCTATCGGGGGCTGACCTATCGGGGGCTGACCTATTGTGGGCTGACCTATCGCGGGCTAACCTATTGTGGGCTGACCTATCGGGGGCTGACCTATCGGGGGCTGACCTATCGGGGGCTGACCTATCGGGGGCTGACCTATCGGGGGCTGACCTATGGATGACACAATGGCCATTGTGGTGCGGCACAAAGAAAGTCAAAATCGATATTAAAATAGCCCGCCAATTGGCCGCCCATTTCTGTACCTGTGAATGTGATGAACCGGAGTTCAAAGAAGCAAAAAAATCTCTAATGCCACTGGCTTTAAAAAGTCACGTAGCTAAAGATTTAGAAGTTACCGATGGATAAATGAATATCTACATCATCTGTCCGGTGCAGAATCTAATCCCTGAATGGCGAAAATATCTAGAGGATTTCGCTGAGACCTTTGAATCCTACGGGCATAAAGTCCATTTACCTTTTAGAGATGTTGACCAGGCAGACCCCACTGGTTTACGTGTCTGCAATGAGAACGCTGTGGCCCTGAAAAACGCTGACATAGTTTACGCCGCCTTTGACGGCAAGTCCCGCGGCTGTTTATTTGACCTGGGCATGGCTTTTGTGTTGGGCAAGAAAATTGTCCCAATAGGTAATTTCTTCCCGCCTAAAACTACCGGCAAATCTATTGAAAATGTGGGGGATTATATACATAACTAGCCATTAGAGTCAATAATTATTTCTCTTTATTGTTAAATACTAGCCAAAAACACTTGACAATCGTATCTGGATAGTGTATAATAATAGCCATGAAGACAAATAATAAAGCACCGAAAGTTGAAACAATCAGTATCTACCAATTCCTGCGCCGGATTCCTGACGAAAATACCGCAAGGCTTTATGTAGAAAAGATGGTATGGCCGGCTGGCAGGTATTGCCCTTATTGCAAATCCTTCAACACAGTTGAAGTAAAGGACGCAAAACCAATGCCCTATCGCTGTAAGGATTGCCGGAAACACTTTAGCGTCAGAGTTGGTAACATTTTTGAATCCAGTAAAGTGCCTTTGCAGACATGGCTTGGTGCTATATATCTAATGACAACAGCAAAGAAGGGCGTCTCTAGTCTTCAGTTATCGCGCCAACTCGGAATCACACAAAAGACGGCATGGATGCTATGCCACAAGATACGGGAAATGTGGACGGCTCCTGCAAAACCTGTTATGAGTGGCGAAGTTGAAGTTGACGAATCATACTTCGGCGGAATAGACCGGAATCGCCATGCCAGTCAGCGAGCGAAGATAGGGCGTGGTGCTGTCGGTAAGCAACCAGTAATCGGACTTTATGACCGGAATGGTAAGGTTGCGGGGACTGTGGTAAGAGATACGGATAGCGGGACATTACATTCCGTTATCAATGCCAACGTAAGAAAAGGGACGCAAATCTACACTGACGGCCATCGTGGCTATCATGGGCTTGTTGGATACAATCAAGCTGAAGTTTGTCACAACGTAGGGGAATACGTCAGGGGAAAGGCTCACACTAACGGAATTGAGAGTTTTTGGTCACTTCTAAAGCGGGGATACATCGGGACATTCCATCATATGTCACCGAAGCATTTACAGAAGTATGTTAACGAGTTTGCCTCTCGCCAAAGCATGAGACGATGTGATACTATTGATGCGATGGCGATTACGACAAAGGCCGGAGTGGGAAAGTCCCTCTCTTGGAAGGAGTTGACCTATGAACCCGCCTAAAGTCACAAAGCCAATCGAACCAATTAACGCACCATTTGAGCGAGTGGTATCCAGAGTCTTAAACACTCCAGAGCCACTAGAGACTTTTGTGCCTTTCCCCAAAAAGTATCCGCATTCCCCATTGCGTTACCCTGGTGGTAAGAACCGGGCCATAAAAGAGATTTATTCCTGTATTCCGACAAAGGAAAAGGTGCTATGCTCACCATTCCTCGGCGGGGCCTCGGTAGAATTGGCGTGTAGCACCCGTATGGAAGTGCGAGGCTATGATGCGTTCGGCCCGCTTATTGACTTCTGGAATGTCCTATTGAGTGACCCGAGCAAATTGGCCGATGCTGTCGCTCGATACTACCCACTATCAAGAACGAAGTTTTACAACTTGCAGAAAATCTACATGGGACTGGAAGACCAGATGGACAGGGCGGCCGCTTTTTACGTGCTGAATCGGTCGTCATTCTCCGGCACTACTCTATCCGGTGGTATGTCCCCGGGCCATCCCCGCTTCACCTTATCAGCAATTCAACGATTACGTGACTTTGATGCCTCTAACTTCAAAGTAGAAAAAGCGGATTTTACCGAGTCCATCGCCAAGAATGATGATGCGTTTCTGTATCTTGACCCGCCATATTTGAACGGGCAAAATCTCTATGGGCTGAAAGGCGATACCCACAAGGGATTTGACCATAAAACCCTTGCTGATATTCTGGGTAAACGTGATAGGTGGATTCTGTCTTACAACGACTGCCCGACAATCCGTGAGTATTATCAGGGCTATCAAATACTGGATATTGATTGGGTATATGGCATGAACAAAAGCAAGAAGTCTAACGAGGTACTAGTCGTGAGCCATGACCTAGAAGCGGTGTGGCCGCAATGACTCCATCGCAAGTTGAATCAGGACACGCCTTTGAGTACGGTATTGCCCACTCTTTCCACAGGCTTTACGCAATGACCAATTCATGCAACGAGCCGAACAATCATTCACGGGATGTACCAACACAGAACAGGACAAGATATTCCGGGCCGCTGACGAAATAGCCATTTTTCTTATGGCTCACGACAATAACCTACGTCCAAGAGACGGATATACAATTTGGCTACAATCAGACATGGAAGGCGTTAGCGGTGACGTTCGAGATGTTGTGATAGGATATGGTAACAACGAAGTGGGAATATCAGCTAAGAATCGCCATGCGGCCGTCAAACACTCTAGACTGTCAGAACGAATTGACTTCGGGCGTAAGTGGCTCGGTATCCCGTGTGACCCATCCTACTTTCACCAAATAGTGCCTATATTCCGAGAATTACGCACACTACGCAGGCAAGGCGTTTATTGGCGTGATTTAGACAACAAGTCCCAGAGATTTTACATTCCAATTCTGAATGCCTTTAGAGACGAATCGGTAAGACTTTGTAACAGCAACACCGATGCACCCCGCCGGATGGTTGAATACCTTATGGGCGAACATGACTTCTATAAAGTCATAAAGGAAAATGGCGATGTATCCGTCCAGTCATTCAATATGCATGGTACGTTGGGTTGGGGAAGGCATATCAGACTTCCCACTCGGTTGATTCAAGCAACCGAAAAACAAGATTCCGAGAATACTCTGATATTCTACTTTGACGAAGGGTGGTCGTTGTCATTCCGTATTCACAATGCCGAAAGTCTAGTCGAACCATCCTTGAAGTTTGATGTTCAAATAGTGGGATTGCCAAACGCCACACAGCATCAAATCCATTATGGCTAGTTATGTATATAATCCCCCTAGATATTATTCTTTCACCTTATGGCTATTACACACCATTAGAAACTGGCAGTTGCCCCTTCCCGACTTCTCCATATTACGACATGAAGGCCTGGGAATGGCTAACTAAAAATATTACCAGTTTAACACAGCCGGTATTATTTTGGAATATAGGGGTTTAAAATGAGCAATTGGAAACGTAAGAATTCTTTTCTGTCCGAACTGCGCCGGTATCTCAGGCGATTCCGTATTCTAGAAGTTACGCAAGAAGTATTCATGGAGTCAGCTAAAACTGAAAATGTGACCGGCGGGTTGACATATCAACCAACTGGCCGTTATATTATACAAATACGGTTAATTGGTTTCTGGAGGCAAAAGTAAAGCAAGTGTTAAATAGAAAATTGCTGAAATTCTCACGGTATTTTCACCGTATCAATTGGCGGGTTTTGTTTAAAAGTTAGCAAAGGGGGTTAATATGATAACCCGCCGACCCTATTTAATGCGGGACGCCGCCGCTGTTGTTGAATCAAAAGACAAACAGGCTATCCCTGACTGGACGCGCACGCCGGCCATGTTGGGCAATTATCTTTCAAACGGTTCTTACCAACGCTGGCGGCATATTGATTTTATGGCCGAAAAGATTTCCGAAATAGGTAAAGGGCAATGCTTTCAGATTTATACCATACCGCCCCAACACGGCAAGAGTGAACTTGTTTCCCATTGGACGCCGGTCTGGTTTTTAAAGAGATTCCCCTGGAAAAAAGTTGGCTTGGCATCTTATGAAATGGGTTACGCTTCAGAATGGGGCGGCAAATCCAAAGAAACCATTGAAGAAAATTCTAGAGAGCTTGGTCTATACTTAACTCAAGATACAAAGGCGAAAGGGCGTTGGCGATTGCGCGGATATGGCGGCGGCATGTATGTCGCCGGCATCGGCGGCCCGTTTACTGGCCGTGGCTTCGACCTTATAATAATTGATGACCCTGTTAAGAACGACGCCGAAGCCCTTTCTGCTGTTTACCGCAAGCGCAACTGGAACTGGTATCGGTCAGTGGCACGCACTAGGCTAGCCCCTGGAGGTTCCATAATCGTTATCATGACCCGTTGGCATGAGCAAGACCTGGTGGGTTGCCTACTGGGCAACGCGCCGGTTGACGAGGGTATAGGCAATATACCAATAGAGGATTCGCAACCCGATAACTGGGAAATTATCAATTTGCCGGCACTAGCAGAGGATAATGATTTACTTGGTCGTAAATTAGGTGAACCACTCTGTCCTGAACGCTACAATGAACAGGCCCTGAAACAGCAGAGGGTAGTCTCTGGGCCGTTTTGGTGGTCGGCGCAGTACCGCGGCAAGCCCCAACCCGAAGGCGGCGGCATAATAAAAACAGCGTGGTTTAAAAGTTATGATGAGGAATCCTTGCCGCGTGCTTTCTCCCGCGTTATCCAGGTATGGGATACGGCATTTAAAGAAGAACAGCGCAACGACCGGTCGGCATGTATTACTATTGGAGAAACGCGGGTGCCTACCCATTACTGGATTTTAGACCTGTTTGTGCGCCGGATGGAATTTCCAGAACTGGTTAAAATTTGCCAGGCACTTTACGATAAATGGCATCCTGACCATGTATTGATTGAAGATAAGGCTTCAGGGATTAGTTTACTTCAACAGGTGCGGCGTGATACCACCGTACCTCTACATGCGGTTAAAATAGGGCCTGGGGATGATAAGGTCACGCGCGCCCATACCGTAACAGGTATTATAGAGGCCGGCCAGGTTTCTCTACCGGTACGCGCGGACTGGTTGGCCGAAATTCTTCAAGAAACCGGTTCATTCCCCAGGGGCAATCATGACGATATTGTTGATGTATTGGTGCATGGGTTAAGATATCTAAAACCCAGTTTAAGCGGTGTAATAATAGGCGTATCAGGCGAATCAAAAATATCACGGTGGAGGTCATAATAATTTGAATCATTCCATTGTGTCAACTTGACATCATGGTAAAGAGTAAGTAATATAATATTTAAGATGTCAATTTTCAAAAGGTAGGTGCCTCATATGGAACAGAAAAATACCCCTACCGGTAACTCCAAACAGTACCATGGCCGCCATTACAGAGGGCGGTCATTTCGTTATCAAAACAAAACCGGCGTCGCGCCAACACAGCAAAGGGTTATTGGCGTTAGCGGGTTAAAACACATCGGCGGCAGGATACGTGAAGAATATCTTAACGCGATAAAAAATTGGAATACTGAGGTAAAACTCTACCTGGAAATGCGCGATGACCCCATTATCGGTGCGATGATAGACGCGATTAAGTTGCCCTTACAGGCCGCCAGCGTTTATGTCGAGCCGGCCCCTGGCGGTTCTGTGAATGATAAGGAGGCCGCCGACTGGTTATGGGATTGCATGAACGGCATGGAAGGGCAACCCTGGAACCGGCATGTAGAAGATGCCCTGGAGTGCCTTGATTTTGGTTTTGCTATTGGCGAAATTCTTTTAAAGAAAATGACAGATGGTAGGTTATGGCTAAAAAATATTGAACCGCGCGGCGCGGAAACTCTAGACCATTGGAGTTATGACCCATTAGAGAAAGATAGGCTGGCCGCCTTCCACCAATATGACCCTAACAGTGGCACTATTTATGATATTCCTTTGTCAAAATGCGTTCATTTTACTTATCGTGGTCGCAAGGGCAATCCCCAGGGCCATTCGATATTGCGCGCCCTTTATCGCCCGTATAAGTTCGCGAGGAATTTGGAAGACTTGGAAGGAATAGGCGTAGAGCGGGACATAGGCGGTATGCCCATGGCCACACTCGAAGAAGGTGTTTTTCAACAGCAAGATACAGACGACCTGAAAACCGCGTTAAAAAATTTACGCAAAGACGAAGAAATGTATTTAATACTTCCGCCAGGGGTTAAGGTTGAAGCATATGGCGGCGGTAATAAGCTCTATGATGTTAACGAGGTTATAGACCGGTGGCACAAGATAATGTTAATGCGTTTCTTCTCGCAATTCTTAATCCTGGGTATGGGCGAAGTAGGTACGCAATCACTTGTTAAGGGTTCCCAAGATTTCTTTTCTTTGGTATTGGAAGCTGTTCAACGTTATATTACCGAAACGTGGAATCTACAATTGGTGCCTTATATATTCAAATTCAATCAATGGAACGGGCTTTCTGGATATCCAGAAATAAAATGGGAAAAACCAGGCAAGGTTGATTTAGTTGGTCTTATGAATGCCCTTAACACTGGCCGGCAAGCTGGCGTATTTACCCCAACCGATGTTGATGAAGATTATCTACGCGCCGTTGCCGATTTGCCTGAATTACCAGACGAGGAACGTGGCTTTCCACGTAACGCTGAAAATCCACCGATGCCTAGCATATTCGATTTAACAGAAAAGGTAAAAAAATTGGAAGAAAAACCAGAAAGGTAGAATCCAATGGCCGGCAGATATGAAACCAACCGACATTCAAACATAGATGGGTGGCACTTTTCCACAAAACCGGTGGGTGGCCAAAAACAAAGACAGAGTTCTGGTACGTGGGAAGGGGCAACAAACAGGCAACAGCGCAAACTCGTCGAAGTGTTTGATAAATGGGCTACTACTTTAAGCCGCGAAATTCGAACACGTTATAGTAAAGGCGCAACCATACCTGAATTATCAGCCCTGGTAGATGAACAAATACCCCACCTTGAAAAAAGATTTCTAGAAATACAATCGGCGGGTGTCAATTCTGCTGTCGGTTTATCGGCGCGGTCGCGGGCTGTCTTGCCCCAAATACAGGCGGTAAGGGATAAATTATTGGCAGAAAATACCACGTTAATTAAAATGAACCTGGTGCCGCGCATTCACGAAAAATTAACCCTAGCAATAGCTAAAGGTGTGGCCGCTAACGCCGGTCAATTAAAAGAAGTGATTGCGTCTACGCGGGCCTGGCCGGCGGCCTATAGCGGCGGTTACTGGGTGGCCATTTTTGAAGTTCAACGGGGCCTGGGACAAACAAGGGAACAGGAACGTCGTGACCAGGGTTTAGCGATAGAACCCGTCCGTTGGGTTTTAGACCCTACGGCTGTTCACTGTAACGATTCTACTGATGGTTATCACGGTTGCCCTCAATTGGCCGGTGAATATCCTTATGGTTGGAATTCGTTACCCACCGTTCCCGCGGGAATGGTGACCTGCCGCGGTAATTGCCGTTGTCATATCGAGGTTTACAGGGACGGCCAGTGGAAACGCGGGGTATATGATGATTAAAGGATATGGCATTTATGACGATTCGGTATGCCTCATTGAAGGCAAACAAAAAGACGTCCAAGAAACGCTCGACTTAAAGCCGGAATATTACCATTATCGCGATGAGGGTTGCGAATTCGTCAAAGCCTGTCTTGAATGCCCTTTCCCACATTGCCTCTTTGACGAACCCAGGGGGATACAACGCTTGAAGAAACGTATTCGGAATGAGAATATAAAAAGGCTTTTCAATACCGGTAAAAAGACCAGAGAACTCGCTTTATTTTTTGGGCTTTCCCAGAGGACAATAAAAAGAGCGTTAAAGGCTGATTGATTGTAAACATTTAAGACTATGATTGTAAACAAAACAGTTTATTGCGATTGCGATGGTGACCAGAAAATGGCCGAAATTGTAGGTGAAAATTTGGTCATTAAAGACCGCCGGCATGGACAAAAACATATGGCGATAATATCAATATCCTCGCTCATGGATTATCTCACCGAACAGGCGATACTTGACAATTTAAAAAAGCGGGGGTATATTTTAAATGATAACCTCCTGATTAGGGGAATGGCGGAAACTGCCGCCGGACAAGGTGTTAAGCCCGCCGTTCCCACAAGACTTTAAAAACTGAATAAAGGCGGCGCGGGTAGGACAAACGGCAAGTCAGCCGGTCTCATAAGCCGGAGAACAGGGTTCAATTCCTTGACCCGCT